AACCTTATTCCTCCCAAGATGTCATGGCCTCAATTTGCAAGGCTCTTGGCATTTCGTTACAGACTACTTATACAAGTAACAGTGGACGACCTATGAAAATAGCGAACTCAGGAAAAGTAATTTCTGAACTATTTTCCTAACAGGTGTCAAAATGAAATTTTTTAGATGTGCGGCGTACGTACTGTTTGCAATTAGCTTATGCAACTTAGGTTTTAGTGCTTATATGTTTAGGGAGCTTAGGAAACCAACTGTGATTGTGGCTCCAGATCCCGGTAACGACATAAAAATACTACAGGAGCAAACAATGATGAGGGACACACAGCTTTTACAAGGTATACTAATGATACATCACCATAGAGGAATGCATAAGCCCGGAGATCAAATGCTATGTCCGCTATGCGATGGTTTTGAAAACAATAAAAAAATCGTTATTTCTAAGAATTAAGGACAGGAAGAATATGCTACAGAAGAACATACTAGACTACTTTGCCTCGTTTGATGGGCATCTTAGCGAAAATCAAGCGGAATTCATCATAGAAAGACTCCAAAACTATAAGACTGATAACGTCTTGGAAATAGGTTTTGCGGGAGGTCGCCACACTTACACCATTTTGAGTTCCTTTAACCCCGACAACATGGTTAGTCTTGATATTAACTTTGACTACTTGAACGGTAGACATAAGATACAAGACATCAAACAAGAATTTGGGGGCTGCAAATTTATTGAGGAGAATTCTGTTCTTCACATCAATCCAGATTTTTTCAAGGAGCATTTTCCAAACGGCGTTGACTATGTTCTTGTGGATGGAGGCCATACCTACAATGATGCAATGAATGACATGAAAAATTGTTTCCCATTTATTAACGACGGCGGCATTATGATCGTCGATGACTACGAAAGCAAGGTCTGTCCTATTGGTTCCGTTGATAGTGCGGTAAGGGATTTTTCAGAGCAATCCGGTGTTGACTTTGAGAAGGTTAGCCTTGAAGACGGAAAAGGCATGGCGATATTTATAAAATCTAGCGACAAGGGTTAGCATGAGTTACATAATTGGCGCAGACAGGTTTGTCTCCGTACAGATAACCCCAAAAAAAGAGGTGTGTCTGATGTCATTACAATCGGTTGGGACGACGTTATCCCAGACCCCCCAATGAATGACAGCGAAACGACCAAGAAGGAGTTGCTTTACCTATCTAGGCTCACAAAAGGAAGAACCAACTCTCAGCTTGATCTCATTAAGCTGGTTGATGAAGAACCTGATGCGCTTTATCATAAAACATTAAGAAAACTAAACTTGGAGTTTCCTAAAGAAATTGTTGACAAATCTTGGCGTATAATAAAGCCTATTATTTTAAACCTAAAAGATATTCACAATAGGCCTAGACCATACCAACTAGCAGAGAAATATGGTATAGACATAAATGTTCTGGACTCCGAGACTACGAACACCCCTGCATATCCATCGGGACACACTGCTTATACGGCGTTATCGGCTTATGTACTGACAGCTAAATACCCACAGTTCTCAGAATACTTTTTTGATAAAATTCAAGCAGCAGCAATGGCTAGGATGTTGATGGGAGTACATTATCCGTCTGACAATGAGGCCTCCATGATTATAACTGGGGCGTTATGGGAAGACATTCGCTACAAACTTTTTTCAGAACTACCAAACTTTTAGGAGAAGAAATGCCAGACTACATAAAAGAAGCCGACGACAAGTTTTACTTTGAGTCATACGGCTCCGAAGAAGAACTTACTGCGGATAACTACATCGTGCCAGAGGAGGAAGATTACATCTCTGCAGAGGAAGTCTATTATGAAGAATCTGAAGTAGAGGAGATTGATCTTTCTGTTGCCAAACCCGGACTATGGGAGAATATTCGCAAAAAGAAGGAGCGTGAAGGCAAAAACTACAAGCCCGCCAAGAAAGGCGATCCCGATAGGCCAGATCCAGAATCTTGGAAAAAGGCACAGAATAAATATAAATACAAAGACCCTCAGACGGGAGAGATATACGAGTATGAGAGAAAGGGGATCTATAAGAAAGATGGTAGAACCCTGATACCGGCTAAGGGTGCTGAGTACCAAGGAAGAAAAGTTAAGCTGGGAAAACCTTTTAGAACTCCAGATGGACCAAAGAAATCCTCCGTCTATGTCAAAAACGACAAGGGTAATGTAGTAAAAGTGAACTTTGGCGATCCAAACATGGAGATCAAAAAAGATAATCCCAAACGAAGAAAAAGCTTTCGCGCTCGTCATAACTGTGACAATCCCGGCCCTCGATGGAAGGCTAGGTACTGGAGTTGTAGAGCGTGGTAGAGGAAGACATGCTAGACTGTCCATTTTGCGGAGGTCGCCCTCAAGCAGAAGCACTCGATACAATAGGTTTATACTGGTATGAGTGTGCTACTTGCGGGGCGTCCTCTGCGTCGGCAGAAGATTGGCAAGAAGCCAAAGACAACTGGAATCAAAGAACTTGAATTAAATTGCAGAATCCGGTTGCAAATTGAGAAGCTCTAGACTATAATAGTTTAGATTGGGATTCAAATACACGCGATCATGAGTGATCGCTCACATGTTTATCCCGACTTTATTGAATTTTATATTGAGGATTTATAATGGACTGGTTTCCACTGTGTAATTTAACACACTATTCTTTACAGAAAGGCTTCTCTAAGCCTAAACAGTTAGCTGCCAAATGTAAAGAGAATGGCTACAAGGCGTGTGGCATAGCTGACTATAAAAGCATATCTGGCGCGGTATCTTTTTATCAGGCATGTTCGGCAAATGATATCAAACCGATCATTGGTTGCTCGTTCGATAATTATATTTTATTCGCTAAAAATAAATCGGGATGGTTTGATCTAATACAAATAGTGTCCTCGTTATCAGATGAGGGTGTTCCCGAAGCGAACCTTCTCCTCAAGCTTTGCTCTAATGGCAACCTGATATCTATCGCTGAGGACGAATCTCTTTCTCCGATACGTGGCGAAGACTTCTACCTCAAAACGCAGTCGTTTCATACTAGCTACTATACACAGAAGAGCCACGCACAGCTTCACAGGATAATGCTATGCTCTAGTATGAAAACGACATTATTGAAGGTAAACAAAGCCTTGGCAAATGGAGACACTATTGACAACCAAGCTTTCTTTGAATCCAATGATTTCTTCTTAAGAGACAAGATAGGGGCTACAGAACTTGTTGTAGAGGACAAGCAGTTAAAACCCTTCTCAGACATATATGAGAAATGCACAAACTACAACATCTTAAACCAACCCATGCTGCCAACTTTTCAAACTCCAAACGGTCAGTCTGAAAAAGATTATTTGCGAGAATTGGCTAGAGAAGGCTGGAAGTTACTGCTTGATAACAAGATCACAGACGAACAGGAACGCAAAACTTATGGAGATAGATTTAGAAAAGAATACACAGTCATAGAGAAGGCCAATCTTTTTGGATACTTCCTAATTGTTTGGGATATTTTAAATTACTGTAGGGATCAGGGCTGGATGGTAGGTCCGGGTCGTGGCTCTGCAGCAGGGTGTCTAATATCATACCTAATAGGCATCACACAAATTGACCCCATAGAATTTGACCTCCTATTTGAGAGATTTTACAACGAGGGTCGTAATACCGAAGATCATATCTCACTGCCGGATATCGACATGGATGTTCCGGGAGACAAGCGCGATGAGATCATATCTCACTTGAAGCACAAATACGGACAGGATAACGTAAGCCAGATGCTAACCTTTGGCCGCCTTCAAGGTAGAAGTGCGATCAAGGAAGTCTTACGCGTGAATAACGCTTGCGGCTTTGGTGAAATGAACGAAATAACCAAGTCTATCCCAGACGAAGCCGCTATATCCGACCAACTCGCGGAAATGGATGAAGAGGATAGGTCTATAATTAAATGGGCGTTATTGAACAATGCTGATGACCTAAGAGACTATTGTTACGTAAATGAAGACGGCGAGCTGAAAGGGGACTTTTCTGAGTTCTTCAAGCAAGCTATAGATATAGAAGGAACATTTAAAACTCAAGGAAAGCACGCTGCAGGTGTTGTTATCTCAGCGGAACCACTTTTTAAGGTTTGTCCAATGGTTAACCAAAGAAGCGGCAAGGAAAAAATTGCCGGTCTAGAAATGGCCGACCTTGAGGCTTTGGGGCATGTCAAGTTTGACGTGCTAGGAATTAATCTTTTGGACAAACTGATGAAAATCAAGGAGCTAATTAATGAATCGTGATATTATAGTATTTGACTTTGAGACTGGCGGAAGAAACCCTATGCGATGCCAACCAACACAGATTGCGGCAATCGCGCTAGATGGAAGGAACTTTAAGCTAAAGGGTGAATTTAACAGCATGATGCGTCCAATCATTGACGACGATGAAGCTATTGCTGCTGGTGTTGATCCAATCGAAGAGGGTGCATTGAAGGTCACGGGACAAACCAGATCAAAGCTAGCTAGGGCACCACTGCCAAAAGGTGTATGGAAAA